CCTCTCTATTTTCCAAAAAATGGCGTCCACGCACTTCTGTCAGAAGCTCTTGATAATGAACGCTGGGCAACTCTTCAAGAAAAATATGAAGTTAAAACAACAGAACAAAAGAAAACAACATGGTTTCTTCATGCACGCTTGGGCGACTATAAAGTACTTCCGCATCACCAAGTCAACCTGAATTCTTATTATGTAAAATGTCTTGAACGGGTGCCACCTAAATCAAAAATACTCTTTTTTTCGGATGAACCAAACCTATGTAAAGAATCTTTTAAAACTGCATGTGCATCAGCTGATATTGAGTTTCAAGTCTGCGAGGAGTCCGACGAATTAGAGTCTTTAGCTCTTATGAGCCAATGTTGGGGTGGCGCAATCACAGCGAACAGCACATTCAGTTGGTGGGGCGCATATTTTGCCTATGTACGCTGCCCCAATAAAGAATCTTACCTTGCGTTTTTTCCTGGGACTTGGGGGCAAGGTTTACCTGCGGCGAAAGATATTGTGCCCTTCTGGGGTATCAAGATAGACGTGTAAAATTGAAGCGGCGGGCACCAGATGATTCGATGACACAATGGCAATTCCACTCTGGAAGGACTTTACATACCAAGAACATCAGCAATCTGGTATTCAATGGATGTGCGAGAGAGAGGATGACGAAGAGGGTTCTGGTGGAATTCTCTGTGATGAGATGGGCTTAGGTAAGACAATTGAGGTTCTGGGACTGATGAAGATGCATCCCAGAAAGCATACTCTACTCTTGGCTCCTCTCGCAACACTGTCGCAGTGGGAAGAGAAGGCACAGCAGTCAGGTTTCTGCGTCAAGAGGGCTGCTAAGTCCTATTGCGGCTGGGAGACTGTAGGTGGCTTCAAGAAGGAGGATGCTGGACGTGATTGCCTCTATCTGAGCAACTACGAAAAGCTGATCTCCAGACCGACTCTTCTCTTTCCTAAGGAGCTTGAGAATGGCGTCTGGGGTCGCGCAGTCTTCGATGAGGCACACCGGCTCAGGAACAAGAACAAGGGCTGGGAGATGTGCGCAAAGGTTCATGCTCTCTCCCGCTGGTTTCTGACTGCGACTCCGATTGTCAACAGCATCGATGATGCGCGCCATCTCTTCATGCTTCTAAAGATGAGGAAGATTCCTGGCTGGGGTCTCTCTAGCTTGGCGCCGCTCATCAAGAATAAGGTTCTCGCACGCAAGATGGATGATATCCGTGAGGGACGCACTGATCTTCCTAATGCGCCGATTATCAAGAAGCACAGTCTTGATTTTGCTACCGACGACGAGGCAGAGTTCTATCGCGGAATTCAGGGTTCTATTGCGCGGCAATGGAGGGCTCTCGAGGAGGATGGTGAGCTCAAGATGCAGCACCTCTTCAAGCTCATCATTCGCTTGCGGCAGATTAGCATTCACCCGCAGGTCTATATTGCGGCTCGCAAGAAGTTCTTCAAGAACTACTCGCGTCCCGATTGGACAGATGATAGTACAAAGTTTATCTTTCTGAAGAAGCTTATTACGAAGGAGGAAGAGAAGTCTCATCGGTGGCTGGTGTTCTGCCACTTCCATGCCGAGATGGAGCTGCTCCAAGAATCTCTTCAGCAGATTAAGTCTATCAAGCGTGTCTCTATCTACAGCGGTGATGTGGCAGAGTCATTGCGCACAATCATTGTGGAAAAGTCTAAGGAGCCGCTTGAACCAGGTGAACAAGAGGTTATGCTCGTTCAGCTCCAAGCGGGGGGCGTGGGTCTGAATCTGCAGCACTTCGATCGTATTGCGTTTATGGGTCCGTGGTGGACAGCGGCTCTTATGGATCAGGCTGTTGGTCGCGCAGTCCGCATTGGACAGACAGAGCAGGTTTATGTACATCACATTATTCTCAAGGAGGAAGAGCTTGATAGCCTCAACGTGGACCGTTTCATGCTTGAGAAGGCGGACAAGAAGAGGGATCTCTGTAATGAATTCTTGCTGGCGACACATGCTGCAACAGTAGCAGATAACTATGAAGATGTAGCGGTAAGCACAGATCCCGTCAATGAAGATCCTTCTTAGAAAGGCATAAAAATTATTTTATTCAAGTAGATTATCAGATTGTTTTACTATTCCATTAATGATATAATGAAGTTTTAATCCTGTAAAAATCTTAGACATATGCTCTCGAGTCGGTTTATTACCATATCGTATACGAAAAATTACCTGTTTTGTTGTAATTTCAATAATCACAACTTCATCTAACATATTTGATAAAGGTGTAATATAAAAGGATACATGTGGGCAAATTGTATAAGTATTTTTAAATGGTATAGTAATATCTATGTAAAAATCATTATTAATTAATCTAAACTCCCAGAGTTTTGATTCCAGACATTTACGAATCTCTTGCGTCAATACAAACGGTGTTCCATTATTTGTCATACAATATGTTTCAAAAGTATCAGGATCTATAGGAATACTCTCTGTATTAAAGTTTTTTGCTTGAACACGTAAGTATGCTGAAAGTTCATCAGTAGGATTTCGTAAGACATATTGATACATTTTTATATTATTTGGACCCATATTAGATGCTACCACAAATCTAAATGTATCTAGTTCATCAAGAGAATATTCACCAAATTCCTGCGATGATGTAGAATAATGTACATCAGACTTAACTTGTACAAAACCCTTTACCTCTTTTTGAAACTGTCTTAACTCTGCTACATCATTTTCAAGTTTCGCAATTGTCTGCTTGAATCTCTCCATTACTTATATATGTAAGATCTGTTTAAATATTCTTTTAGTTTTATTTTTTAGTCCACCATTAATAGATGGCAGAAAGCACAGTAGAATCAGGAAGCGTTATGAAAACTCTGCAATCCTATGGACCGACTATAGCGGTAGCAGTCGTTGCAATTGCAGTGATTGTTGGTGTTATTATGTATTTCTACGGAAACAAGACCATGCCCAAAGTCTCTGGATTTTCCGATGTAAGTGGCAGCGAAGGTTTTTTTGGCGGTGTAGCCCTTGGAGCTGGAGCCCCCGATTGTCTTCGGACATCCTCTGAGGCTGCACAACTCTACAGTATGTTTAATGAGAAACTCTCTACAACGGCTGAAGGACCAGAAGACTTAGCCGAACTACGGCTACTCCTAAGCAAGATGGCATGTTTTAAGAAGGATCTCATTGGAACTGCTAACGTAGTTGAGGCGACAAGATACCAAGCCTACGCAACCTCTATGGATATTGAACCCATCGCAGAGACAACGTCCCGTTGCTTTGCAAAGACAATTCCAGTCCGCGATCTAGACATCATCCTTGATAAATGGTCTCGGAGGTCTCAGACTCTTGTACTTAGACTCTGTACATCTATGAATATGAATGAGTCACAACTCAGTTCGGCTGAAGCTCTCCTAAAAGCTCTCTTAAAAGATGTTGGTGATGTGGCTCGCTCTGTCTGTTTAGCTGGCACACCTACGATTGGAGGTCAACCTGTTGGTCGCGAACTCAGTGGCGTCGAACCGCCTTCTCTTCAGGAACTTAGACCGTATAAGGGCTATTACTAAATTTATATTTAGTAAATTAGATGACAACTCCGTGGTCAAAAGAATTTTTAGAGCAACTTGAAAGAGATCCAAAGATCGAGATTCTTCATATCATTAAAGGATCTCGTGCTGTTGCAATAATGTCAGATGTCTTGTTTCCAGAGGATCTAGAAGGTAGACGAGAATGGTTTTCTAAGTTTCCTCTTCGGATTAAGAAAAGAGCTCTACTTGTTATCTATGCTCGCACAAAAAGGGTCAATAAAGACATCATTTTTTCACTACTAACGGGTGAAACTCATGAAACAGGCAATACAACAGGACAATCATTTACATACAAAAAAGGTATGAAAGTGATTGAAGAAGTTATGTAATTTACGGATTGATCAGAGATACGAAGATCATCAAACCGAGGATCTGGGTAAACGAGCGCGCCGGCTTCAAAAATGTAAACAGATCAACAAGTACACTGTTCCACAAGAGCTTGCCAACAAAAGATAAGATTAAGAGCGACAAGATGAGTGCCAAAAGTACAGCTAAAAAATCAGTGTAAACCTGACGCTTCTTCGCAGGGTCAGCGCCATCCTGTGAAACAAACCCTTCTACTGCAGCCTTACAAGCAGAGTTAAGTAGTGCCATTCTACTTTAGTCTACTTCTTTTTCATAGAGGAGAGAGTCCCGTGTTTTTGTCTCCCGGTGTTCCGTAACATACTTCATAATTTCAGCAGCCTTCTGATCCGACTTCAGATGCTCTGTAATAAGCGCCTGAAGAGTCTTGGGTGCGAGAGATCCCTTTGAGTTCGTCTTTCGGTAAATAAGGCGTCCACCTGTGGCAGCTAGATCAAGCGCACCAATATTATTCTTCTTCATGATCCGGAGAATCATCTCTTCCATCGCCTTCAGCCGCTTCGTCTTCTCTCTCAATTGCTCCTTAATACTCGACGTCTCTGTGTGAAGCTCCTTCCATCCCTTGATAACAGCAGAGAGTTGCTGGAGTTCATTCGCCGCCTCCACCGGGTTTACTGCAGCAGCAGAGACAGTGGGTGCACCATCAAATGTTACTTGTACCTGATTTTGAGCTTGTACTGACATCGTCAACTTTCTACCTATAATTGGGTGTATTTTCCATTCAAATTTTACAGGACCATGTAAAATTTGACCAGCGAAAACTTATATTATTTACTTTATAATGGACGATAATAATGACGACGAAAGAGAGGAGGAAGGACGATATATTTTACATTGTCTCTGGTTATCTTACGCACGAAAGATCATTGAAAAGGCGATTCATGTGTATGAATTAGATCATAAAGCGGCTTTAGCACTCCATGAACAGTTTCTTAAGCCTGGCTCGTATAAGATTCGCCTTATCTAACTAAAATAAAGCTTGATTCGTTCTCTCACGTTATTTCTACAAATGTAACACTGCATCATCTGTTTTTTACAACAATTATTACAGAAGGTGTGCCCACAAGGCGACAAGGCGTATTGTACAGGATCTTGAAAACAGATTGCGCAAAGCGGTTCTCTCTGAGCTGATTCAAACATCCAAAAAAACTGCATGGACTCACGCAGAAAAAAAAGTTTTTTATATAGCTGAACGAGCTCTTTATAGCTTTGTTCAACTTTATTATCTTCATAAATAGAATTTAAATAAACTTTTATTGATTCTAAAAGAGGAAAAAACTCTGTATTCTGCTTCAGTTCCATAATTCCTAAGAGTTTCTGCTGAGCCTTGTCCAATATATCTAATTTCGTTCTAAGAATTGCTTCAACGCGTATAATTTCTTCACCTGTCTCCTTATATTTATCCATAATGTACTTCGTTTGATGTATAATTTCCAAGTATGACGAGCTACCGTGCGCTTTCAAATCAGCATCAAGAGTTTTCATATAAGACTGCCCTTCTCCAGACATATCAATGATTTTTTCCCTTGTTGCAGATGACTGAAAGTCAGGGCGACCGAATCGTTTCATAAATGTATCAACACGAGCAAGAGGCGATGTTTCGGGTACATTTTTTGTAAGAAATGAAAAAAGATCCTCGTGCTTTGTTAATAAAAACTCTCGCAACTTCCGTTTCCAATTATTTTGAAGTGCAGCGGGATTTTGCTGAGTCTCTTTGACTTCTTGAAGATGTTTAGACAAACTATTCATTGTAACAGTAGTATAGGGCGTTGTGCTTCCATACCCAGTCGGATCAAGAATAAGTTCTGTCGGTCGTGTTTCCTCCGCGTCTAAAAAATCAGCAGGCGCATATTGATATGTAGGAGATGGTACTGCTCCTCCAACCATTAACATAAAACTATTTTCTTGTACCGTGGTGTTGTTGGTGTCATTTGCCATCTTTTCTATTTATTTGCGTATTTGTTTGTTTCAGTCTAAATCGCGCATTAGATATCATCAATTACAATCTCTGTAACAACATTATCTTTCTTTACATCATCGTCATCAAATAAAATACCATCGTCATCATCATGGTCATCTGGATCTGGAATTTCACTTTCCTTCTTTCTACCAATCTCTTCAAGAACCTTTCCGTCCATGACCTCCAGTTGCATGAAGAGTTTCTTGTTAATATCGGGTAGCTTTCTTAGTGTAGAAAGCAGATCATGATCATACTTCGCAACAATGTCACCATTTTCAAGATCAGTTGAACCGATTTCTGGCAGCTTCTCAAACTCGCGCCTCGAAATTAAGACCATATCACCCAGTGCCAGCCATGTCTTCTTACGCATAGCACCCCTTATATGACACTGGCGCACTCGGTTATCATTGCAAAAGACGAGGAGACGACAGTGTCCGAGGTTCCGAATAACACGACCGTACATCTGGTCGGGCTGCCGATCAATCATTATTGGCTTCACTCCCGCAGAGACGTGCTTGGACTTCTTATAATTTTTTCCTCCCTTTTGATTTGGCATTTTGTGTACCTACAAAGTTGGCATACAAAAAATCAATTTTTATAGGGCTACATGTCCAAGATTTCTTCTGCCATCTCCTTCGATACCGGCTGTGGAACTGAATATAGATCCTTCGGGTCAAGGCTCATAACTGCAATAGAACCGCGAGGAATAGGTAGTTTACCACCTCTCTGTTTACGTGTTCTGTTCCGTCTATTCTTTGACTTTGAACGTACGCTTCTTCTTACACGCTTGCTCATCTACTTTATAGACAAGTTTTCTCTTGAGTTCATGAGCTAACTTTTCAAGTTGTGCTTCATTCTCTTCAGCCGCTTCCTTTCCATTCGTTTTACACGGACGATTATAAGCAAATAATATACTTCGCACTGCCTCTGCCTTTCTTGAAACTTCTAGGACCGGTTCATGTAGAATACGTGGTTCTTGTCTATCTGTAAGTGGGGTCTGCGACTTAATCTTATATGTATCTAAAAGTGACGGGGGGATCAACTGTTCCACGTAAGTTGCTACACGAAATTCTAAAACAGCCTCGTCAGGACAATCAATGGTAAAATGTCCTCGCTTTGCACAAATGCCACAATAACTCAACTGTAAGAGTGGGCAAGCTGCCTTATCATGTTTTATCTTATAACCTTTCAATACATGTTTACAACTGTCACACATTAGGAGTGAAGGCTACATGGTGTGGACTGGCAGCCAATTTTTCCGAAAAAAAATTGAAATAAAAAATCCTTATCAACCCTGTAGAATATGGCGCTTCGTAGACTTCAACGCGAATTCACTCGCAGTAAGTATGATAACAGTTTGATTACTAATGTAGAGATTCGCGACGAAAATCTTCTCAGTTGGTACGCGAATCTTCTAGGTCAGGAAGGCACCCGCTTTGCAGGACAAGAGTTTCCTGTAGAGATTTCCTTCACTTTATCCTATCCGTTTCAACCACCAAAGCTTCGTTTCCTAGTGCCGGTTGATCATATTAGCGTCTCAGATAGCGGTGCCGTTTGTATGGATATTCTTGATGACGCATGGTCTCCTGCATTTACAGCTGAACTCATTCTTGTTGCGGCACTCAGTGTTATCTGCGATTCAGATGAACGCATTCTTCAAGATGTAAATGAAGTTATTGAAGAACTCAGGAGAAAGGTTGATAGTAAGAAGACACGAAAGAGTCGCAACGAACTTCGGCTGAAGTTGAAGGAACGCGATTTTAAGTGTCGGCACTCCGAATGATACCTACGCTAAATTAAGAAAAAACGAATCCGTTCTTTTAAATATGAGTTCGTGGTCCAATTCTACACGTGGTTTTCCCATGAAAAAACAAGAGATATCTGTATCCAAGTATTTTCAACCCACGCAAGGGGGTATATGTTCCAACTTTAATCAACTTTTTTATTCTTATTTATATTGTGAAAAAAATGTAGAATTACTCTACATTCATGATAAACCAAATTGTGTCTCTGATAATTTTCCTATGTTTCAAGCTATTTTAAATGAAAACAGTTTAATAAAATATTTGAAGGAAATTCCTAAAGATTCAAAACGCATGAATTATAATATGATTGTAAATAATCATTCTCTTTCCGCAATGCCATTCTCAAGGATGAAAAAAACAGCACAAAGTATATTTTCATTTAATTCGTCCGCACAGGAAAAAATTACAGCCCTTATTCGTGAAAAAGGATTGGAGCGCACTCGATTTGATATCGGATTACATATACGCAGTGGAGATAAGATTACAACAGGTGAAATGAAAACAATACAAATAACTGAATATATACGTGCTATACGTAGTATTCAAACTAAACTAAATAAGAAAGAATTAAATATATTTGTTATGACAGATAATTATTCCTTATATGAAGAATTGGTAGGTAGAGGAGATCCTTCGTGGTCAATTACTACATTTGAAGAACCGTCCGCTTATACAGCTTCAGGGCATACTCAGTTAGAGTTTAATCTTCTTCCGCAGGAAAAACGCCTTACTCTCTTCTATCAATTTCTAACAGAACTTCATATTATGCAGAGGATTCCGAATCTTGTGCTTACGTTTTCTAGTAATGTAGGTCGTTTTCTCTACCTTACAAGTTACGCCATTCAAGATGAAGATAATGTAATAAGTTTGGATGTGCCTAAATGGTCAATGTTCTAAAGTAATAGAATGAGCACAGTCGTCTTTACGGTAACAAGTAATGGATATAAATTCATGACTTGGAACCTGTGGTTACATTGTAAACGAATTGGCGTGCCCTGGCAACTTATGATCGTCTGTTTAGATAAAGAGTCACACCGTTTTTTTCAGACAATTGCGAATATTCCTTCTGTCTTGCTACCGTCTGTAGATTTACAATTACGCGGCGACACAAGAAAAGTATCATCCTATGGATCAGGCGACTTCAATCGTATCACTAGAGAAAAACTGAGTGTGTATACATGGATGCTGGAAAAAGAGTTTACATACTATCTGTATCTTGATTCTGACATTGTACTTTTCCGTAATCCTGTTCCCTACTTACAGACAATCCTATCTACTGAGAACTATCTCTGGTTTCAATGCGATGAGCACGGGGAAGGAGAGTACACTTGTAAAGGTAGCGGTCTATGTACAAATATCTGTACTGGCGTGATTGCCTTTTACAAAGATGAGAGTACAAAGAGCAAATTAATGTCAATGGTTAAGCATAACGATACACTCTGGAAAACATGTAAAGATAATAATGACCAAGAATACATTCAGAAAACAATTGCACTCGAGTCAATTCCATTCAGAACTCTCGATCGACAGCTATTTCCAAATGGGCTTTTCTTAGGTAAAGATCATTGGAGAACACTTGATGCACCGCATCTTTTACACTTTAACTTCATCGTAGGTGGAAATAAAGAACGAGTGATAAAATCCAAAGGATTTTGGCTTGTTCCTTATTAGAATGAGTGTGAATACAGTACCCTTTGAATCAGGAGTCTATAGTTGTTTTGATTTGAGCGGCTTCAGAGGTATGTCACCTATACAATTTCGTATATATAAAGATGCATGGAACACTTACAATACGGTTCAAAGTTATAACAGTAATATAAGCACATTACGGCATGCTGGTAACAAGTCACTCTTTTATTATCAATATGTGAATTCTGCAGAAATGGCACAGTATAAACAGGGACAATTCCTACATTCACAGGTGTATCCAAACCAGAGTTGGACTTCAGTGCCACCGAACTAAAAAAACAGTGTAGGATAGAATGAGCTCTCAAGGCTGTAAAGTACGCGTCAGTACTATTTTTGTTTTTGATAATCCTGGTGTCCAGAATGCCGCAAATGCGGTATATGAACAGAAAAAAGCTTACGATATAGCAAAAAATGCTGCTGTAACTGGAAATACTTACAAGTTTAAGAGTGATTTTGAGAGGATGCAGTATTTACTAGGGCAGCGGAATCGGCAGACTGGGGGCTCTGGTTCGTACGGTTCTTGGTAGCTTTAACTTCAGACTTTATTTTTCTTTCCAGATGAATCTTCATATCTGTCCACACATCACTGATTTGAGCCGCAAATTTGCGTTCCACATCAATGATTCTAACTTTTGGTATTGGTTTATCGTCCGCCATGAGTGCTTATTAAGCGCGATTGTTTTCTTCAATTTTTACTGTTGGTACACGGCTCCTCGGCTTCTCCGTAGACCTGTATGACTCAAGACGTGACTTGTATGCGTTGACCCAATCAGTTCTCAAGATAACCTTTTCCTTTTCTGCATCATATGTTCCCAGAAGAATAGGTTCTTTTCCATCCTTCTCGTAACTAAAAGCATTCTTTTCCTTGTCCACGAGGAAATACAAGCCCTGAATCTGCTTTGATTGCATTCTTCTGATAGCTATCTTATGTAAAATAATCCTCAATTTTTGCGACTGTTTCTACGTGTTCTTCTTCCGCCCCTGAACGCACGCCTGTAAGGATCACCCTTAAATAAACCGTAGAGCCCTGCTTCACGTCTAATCTCCCAAAGCTCATCGCGTGTTATTCCCCTCGCCGACATCTCATTATGTACTTTTGACGCATCAACTTGCCGTATATGAATACGGGGTTGTGACTTTGGTTTGTTCTTATAAGTCGCTGCGTGTCCCTTTTTCACTTCTACAACTGATGTCTTCGGCATTCTACTTATAGAAGACTTAAATATTTTGTTATTCTATCTAATAGAATAAAAATATAATGACCGATTTAACAATACAAGAAGAGCATAGACGATCATTTACCACTTACAGTCCATTTAGTTCTAATCATCGAACACAGATAACTGAATGGATTTCTGGAGGGGCTGAAGGCGAGTTGCCATTAGAATCCATTGCAGTTCAAATACAGCCTCCTTTTAAAACTCTTTCTGAGTATTATTTTTTTTTAGTAGAAAGTTCATTACAAGACTTTTTTCAATCACTTGATGCTATGTTTCCTGATTTTAAACTTAGATATAGATACGATGGATTTGAACTTTCATTTTATTTGACTAGCTCCTAGCATATCGTAGTTGACCGCGTCCGCCATTACCGCCATATCCGTGAGGGTTTGTATTAACACCACTGGTAGGAGTACCACCAGTGGACCAACCCATTCCACCTGCACCACCTGGTAGACCACCGTTTCCGCCTTGATTGTTATAAGAACCACCACCTCCGCCGCCACCTTCAACATTACTAATTCCATCGCCACCACTATTTGCTGTACCACCCGCTGAACCACCTGCTCCGCCGCCTGTTCCTGAAGCACCACCTGCAGTACCTTGACCCCCTGTAGCTGAACTTCCATTACCAAGTGAAGAAGCTGAACCACCACCACCATTTTCGGGACCATTATACCCGCCAGCACCACCAATATATTTTGTTTGACCAATTGAGCTTGCCGACTGAGTTGAGTTATTTGGACCTGCAACTCCTGATCCGTTACCACCTACAGCAAGAGCACCGTCTGTAACTGAAGTAGGTTGGGCGTTTGTGCCAACACGTCCCCATGTAGATCCTCCTGCAGTACCACTGCCCGACGATCCTGTTCCACCTGCTCCAACTGAATAATACAGTGTAAATCCAGCTGATGATAGTCCTGTAACTGTTGTTTTTGCATAAGCTCCTCCTGCCCCTGCTCCTGTTTGTGAATCTTGACCCATAGATCCACCACCGCCACCCCAGCACTCAATAACAAGTGTAGTCCCACCAGCACCAAAAACTACATTTCCTGCACCAACTGTTGTTATGACTACTGTTGAAGGAGCAGTATATGTTACAGAAGGAGATGACGGTCCTGCTAGAGCACTTGTTCCTGCAGTATTTGTCGCGGAAACGTAAAATGTGTAGCCTACACCGGATGACATTGGTGAAAAAGTTGAACTCGTTGTTGGATATGAAATAGTTTGTGTTGCTACTAAAGTTGCCCCCCCATATACAGTAACTGTAAAGGTTACAGGTGTTCCACCTGAACCAGTTGTCCAACTCATATTGAATGTTGATGTTGTATTGGATGCTGTAAGACCTGTTGGTGTACCTGGTATTGTAACTGGCACAGCTGGTTCAATTGACTCTTGAGCAGGAGGATATAACTTATATGGATGCGTACTTGGCAATAAAGTTGTTAAATTCCATTTCCAAGCTAAATAGCCTTCTACTTTTTGACGATTAGCAGTTGAAAGATATACATTATAAAAAATAATTTCCATAGCATAACCGCTGAAAGCGTTATTTGCACCGTTTTCTTTACCTAAATATGTAACTGTTAAACTAGTAAAACTGGTGCCACCTGTAAAAATTGTTAAAGAGCCATTGAGAGAAATATATGATGTACCAGCGTTAAATTGTGCTGTTATTAATGCTGTTGTTCCGATTGTTACAATACCCGCACCTGATGTGGCACCCCATCCTATTCCAGAGCTAACAGTACCTATTGATCCCGATCCACCTGGCTGAGTATATCCTCCATAAATCCCACGAGATCCATTTGTATTCCCTCCAACTATACTGGAAGTACCACTAGATGTAGATGAAGTATTAAATACAATAAATATTGTTTCAGTTGTTGGTGCAGCACTATAGCTGGAAGTGTATAAGCTATTGTTAAAACTTACAGCATTGTATATTCCTGAGTATGTAGCAGCAGTACCACTTGCGGTAAAGTTATTGCTACTTCCAGATTTATCTACCCATGAACTTACACTTGCTCCATTTGCTGGAGCTGTACCTGTTCCAGCAGTATCCACTCCATCTAACCATATTTTACACCCAGTAAAATTTGTAGGTAAAAATGGTATAGGAGACGAAGGAGGTAATTTTTTATATGGATGTTCTGCTGGATATGATGTAGTTAAACCCCATTTCCATGCCAAATATCCTTCAATTTGTTGTCGCTGTTGTATAGTTATTTCAGTATTATAACATAGAATTTCAGCAATATAGGAAAAAGTACCATAAGGAAAACCATCACCAATCGTATAAGTAGCACTTGAGGTTTGATATGATGTAGCAAGAGCATTATAATTAAGTGTTAGAGAGTTACCATTTTGTGTAACAAAATTTAAATTAGTTGAAGTAGCACTGTTAACAAGCGCATATACTGAATGTACATTCGCTCCATTTGATGCAACTGCTGAATTAATATACGTGGCAATACCACTAGCACCCATACCAAGACCATAAGATGCAGTAGCAGTATTTGTTGGTGACCCTGGACCACCTATACCTTGTTGTCCATTACCAGTTGTTTGATTTATCAATGAATAATATTGTGTTAATCCAGGACTTGTATTTAGAGTAACTTGCGCAGTCTGATATACAGCAAACCAAGCACGTGCCTGATTTGGCTGTGCAACTGTATATCTTAAACTAGAGTTAGCAGGAAAAAAAATGGTATTAAGTCCATTTTGTTTATATGTTCCGCTAACAGGTGATCCAACAGCTGAACCAGCAACTGTTGTGCTCGAACCTTTACTTGTCCAGGATGTAACTGCTGAAGTGCCAACTATGGTTTTCGTATCAGCTGCGTCCCACCAGAAGAGTGGAGTAAGAATATCAGATGGCTGAAAAATACGGGTTTGAGGTCTAAGATAATAAAAGGAATGCCCAGCAACTAGATTTATTGTAGATTTAGTCTGAATTCCCCATTTCCATGCTAAATATCCCTCAACTGCTTGTCTATCAGAAATTAATAATCTAGTATTATATACAATAATTTCACCAATCGTTCCATTGTAATAGAAACCACTAGTAGGCGGAGTACTACCTGTAGTACTTGGATATGCTCCAACAAATAGTGAATCACTAATAGATGATGGAGTACCTGAAGCACTCACTGACCCTCTTTGAGTTCCATTCACATATAGATAAGCAGTAGGGCTGCTCCATGCCCCTCCAAATAATGAGAATACTCCACTATAAGTTGTAGCTGAACCTGTTGCTAATACACCGCTGCCAGTGACGTCAATTAAAAATTCAAGATTAGGAGACTCATACAATAAACCCCATCGTCCATTTAATCCTGCATTACGCGATTTTGCGATTAGTGTTTGCGATGATGCGCCGAATGTTGTTTTTCCCACTACAAATACTGTAATACCAGCTGTAGTTAAAGGAATAATATTACCAAAATTAAAATATTGCGATGAAGCTGCTACAAAGTTTACGCATGGAAGACCATTTTGAGATCCAGTTACAAGTGTTGGGCTACCCGATGAAGTTCCACTATATGCATTTGCTGACTTATCTAACCATGTGCTTACTGTGGCATTATTAGTAGAAGTACCTGTTGCCCTTGAATCAGCGGCATCTAACCAAAGCTGACAACCTGCTATACATCTTGGGTCAAATCCAGAAATACTCTTTGAAAAACCTACCCCTCTTGACATCTATTCTACTCTAAAGATTCTGTTTAGCAAAAACCGCCGAACATATTGTCTTCAGTATTCTACATATAAATAAAAATATAATGTAGATGCCAGCAAACACGCGTGGTCAGAGGAATATTGCGCGTAAAGAGGCGGCACGGCAAAAAAAAATAAGTCGTCGTAACGCCCCTCAGAAGAAATCGTCCGCAAATAAAAACACATACTATGTTTCTAAAAAAAACAGAAGCGTTCGGCGCCCTCCGACTACGTCGACGCGATCAACTAGAAAGTCATCAAAGAAGGAAGTCAATATTAAGAAGATCATCGGTAGACTTATCGTGCTTCTTTTTCAACTTAAGATTGATCCTGTTTCTTTAGTTAAGAGAGATCCTGAACTAAAACAGTATTTTTCCGGTATAAATCTTAATGTTTCTCGTTTTGGTGCAAAGACACCTTATTCATTTCCTTTCCCTACATCCTCAACATCCTCTAAATCAGGTCCTGTTCACTGTCCTACTGGAGAAAAGAAGAGCTCACCTGTTATATCATCAGCGCCCAAATTAATCGGTGCTCCCTGTTCTACAGTGAAAACAAATATACAGAAGCCTAATGCCTTGGTAAAATCTGCAGCCGCTGTTGTCATGTCATTTTGCCCTGCAATAAAATATAATGTTGAACTCTTTCATCCTGTATGTATTGATCCCGAAATACAACAATATGCGAGAGATTGGGCTAAAAAAGCAGGTGTAGGTGTTGCGAAGCTAAAGAATAAAAATTCAGAGGATGATTTCTGTAGAGCTGATCATAAAGATATTTGTGAAGCTGGACTTGGGGTTCCTCGTATTCTTATGCCGAGCCTAGATAAGCCTAAAAGTTTCTTAAATAGAATTGATAACCAATTTCACATTAATTATGTCAATGAAACTGCAAAAATGAGTAACTTAATACCCGCGCAGGGAGAAATAAGACAGTCACGCGCAGAAGGTGCTGCTAAAGGAATGGATCGTGAGACTGGATTAGTTGAAGTAGGAAAAAATTCCGATGGATCACCTATGTATGCGTCTCCTATCATTATTTCTCAAGATAACTTCATAATTGATGGGCATCATAGATGGGCTGCCGCCTATATGTTGGGTATACAAAATAGGAGTATTCCTGTTATCCGTAT